AGCACGGCGTGGTCAAGGACTACGTCTGGCGTATTGCCTCGGCAATGGGCGCCTCGTGGGCAATCAACAACATCGTCGGGATCATTGATAGCCAGCAGAAAATGGCGCACGAGCTGGAAAAGCAGGCGCTTGATGATCTTAAGCTGCTGATCACGTCGCCCGAGCTCTCTTTGGCGGCCAGCCAGGCTTCGCAGAAGCTTGATGCGGTACCTACGGATGGCATTCCCAAAATCTTCATTGCCCTCGGCATCGACCCCACAACCTACAATCCGGCAGATACGGCCAGTACCAAGGCCTACACCTCGGTGCAGGAAGCAGGAACTGCCCGCTTGTGGATTGGGCCCTACAAGGTAGAGGCAGAGGTTGAAGCCGGTGATACCGTGCCTGTTGTCATGAGCAAGATCATGTCTGCCGTACGCACGTACCAGTCGACCAACATTCCGCCAATGGCAAAGTTCAACTTGGTGGTGGGGCCTAACGAAGGTCCGCTGGTCAGCGGAGCGCAGTACATCGACTATACGGATCCTGCTAACCCTACAGCGGGCTCAAAGCTTGTGTCGGCTCAGGTAACGACCAACGTTGGCTGGATCTCGTTCCACGTCTACCAGTATGACCAGCAGGTAGACAATCTCTTCTGTACGCTTGAGTTCCTGAACGCAAGCGGGGACTACGGGATTGAAGGCCTGCTCTACGGTGTAATGGAAAGCGAGCTGAACTATAGCAAGCTCAGCAAGCGCGGACCCTACTCGGTATTCATTGATGTCAAGACCGGAAAGAGTGGCACGCCTGCAGGAGGTAGCGCCGGTGATGCTCTTGGTGGCGGTCTTTCCGACACCTTCTACTTTGAGATCAACAACACCAGAGGTGTACTGCCCACCGACGGAAGGATCCGCTACCAGGTTGCCAACATCGTCGCAAATCCCGGCGGGTCGCCGCTTGCGCCGCAACCCCGGTATGTCGTGATTCCCGCTGGGTCTACCGCCTTGGATGTTGTGCGGCTGCTTGCGCAGGATATCGACAGCATCGGTTTCTCGCTCAAGCTTTTGGCTGCCCCACGCTCCCCGACCGCAATTACGGTCATGGGCACGCCGATCAAGGCACCGGGCCTGCAGCTAGTACCCTATCGCCCGTCTGGGTACGAAGACCGAGTGGTCTTTGACATGCTGGAAGTACCAAGCCTGCTTCGGTTTGGTCCGCTCCCGTCGTCGCTTGTGACTAACGGCGCGTTTGATAACAAACCAAAGTCCTTGGTCATTCCTGTACGGTTTGTACAGTCGCAGGCCACGCAGCTGTCGCCGCTGTCCAACATTACCGGGCACGTGCAGGCCACGCAGCATGAAGGGTCTAACTCGCTGAAGTCGGCGTTTAGTGACATCCGCTTCTTCAACAGGCCAACCTACTGATGGCATATGGAGCAAGTCAACAGCTGTGGCCACCTGTCACAGCTAATATGATTGTTCAGACCCTGATCTACAGGCTTGCACAGCACCCTCTGCTCAGGGCCGGTCTTATTATTGACGAAGAAGGCAATCCCGTGCGGATTACCAAGTTTCGAAACTACGACGGTCTTGAGGTGCAAAACCTTAGTGGCCTCACTCTTTCAGTTTTTCCCTATCACTACAACAACTCCGACCAGTCGACTTCACTTACAGTTGAAAGCGTAAATGCCTCTGTAAAGTTCCAGCCTTATACATTGGGCGCTTCAGGTGACCAGCGCGCTGATATGACTGCTTTGGATGAAGCTACCTGCAATATTGTTCTTAGGCTCCACGCCTTCGGGTTTTCTAAATCTCCGGTTTCCGACCCTGACGTCATTAGCGGTCAAGAAACTGTTTTTGAAACCAACTACGTTGAATATGCGCTAAGGCAGTATGCAGAGCTACTGGCCCACGCCCTACGCGGGCGTAGCATGCGTCGACTTCCTCGTTTTGGGGACGGCGTACCGCTACTTGCCGGAAGTACCGTTCAACACATTGATTTCCCTACTGCGCGTTGGGAAAACAAGGGAAATTCTGTCCTACATTCTGCTTCAGTTCTTTGGCAAGCTAAGTACTATGTCGTGAGAGAGTGGCAGAAGCCACCCGCTTACGAGCTTGTACAAAACACCGATAACGGCAGCCTGCTTGTAGGGTACAAACCAGACTCCATTGGAGTCGAGCAACCGGTCTACTACAATACCGTACGCCACAAGTATTTGGACGCAGATAACGAAACCGAACTTGCAAGGGCAGACCTTGTGAACCCAGCAACAGGTCAGCTGTATCCGAACCTGGACGCTTCGCTGATTTCTCTCATCGACACGTCCCCGAAGTCCGAGTTGAACATTTCGTTCTACTTCAGGAAAGTTGATGACGGTCTTGATGAGTGTTAGGCTATTAGCCAAAGGAGCTTACTGAACATGGCTTTCCCTAATGTCAGTATTGAAGAAATCATTGACGGTCCCAGGCCGGTACGAAATCGTAGCCTGAACCGCGTGGTTGCGGTTGGGCCCGCCTATAAGGGCCTGTACAAGCAGATTGTGCTGCTGTCGGATGACGACACCCTTGCAGCGCGCGTAGGCCGCACGCTTGATGCCGGCTCTGTCGGCCTTCAGTGCGCCCTTGACGAGGGAGCCTCGGATCTGGGCCTGATGCGCGTAATGGGTGCGGCTCGCGTAGCCAGCGCATACTTTGACATCTCGGGTACCGGCAGTGCTGCAGGTAACGTGAAGCTCACGCTGACTGATGGTGTTGACACCTGGGAGTACACCACCGCCCTGACAGTTGGTGAGGCGGCAGCTTCCATCGAAGCAGAGCTGATTGCACTGATTGGTGATGACTCAACGGCACCCGTAGTTGGTCTGCTTGACCCGCTGGTTGCCGGTCGCGTCATCCTCAAGGCCAAGGTTGCCGGCCTTGCAGCCAACGACCTTGCCTATGAAGTAGAACTCATCGACTCCGCTGCTGGTCTTGTTCTTGGCTCTGCCTCGGGCAACCTGCAGGGTGGTCTGGATGGTCCCGCCAAGGCTGAGGCTCTGGTAGGCGATCTGCGCCTTCAGTGCCTCTACGAGGGCATCTACGGCAACACCATCAAGTACAAGTTTGTTCCCGGTACCGTTGCCGGCACCGTGGTCCTGAGCCTTGAGGACGGTGATGCAGTAAAGGAGAGCTTTACGCTTCAGCTTACTGCGGACAACCTGATCAACGGCAACGAGCTGGCCGTTCTTCGGGGTTCGGCAATGGTTCGTGGATTCTTTGAGGGTGACATTGCTGCACCCGTCCTGCCAAGCGGAACGGCTTTCATGGCCGGCGGATCCGACGGCTCGCCGATTCTGGATGACGACTACATTGAGGGTCTGCTTGCCCTAGCCAAGGTGCAGGCCAACATCGTATTCGTTCCCGGCAAGGCCAACGCCTCAATCCGTGGAGCCCTGATTGCCCACGCCGAGAATGCCAGCATCCTTGATGGACTCCGCATTGCCGTAATCAACGCCCCGCGCGGGATGACGGTTGCGGGAGCCGCTACGGCCGCGCAGGGTGTCGACAGCAAGCACGCCGTAATGGTTGCTGGTTGGTGCACTTATGCAAGCCAGCCCCGTCTGGCTGCCAAGTCGGTTTCGCCCGACGGCTTCTATGCGGGCCATCTGGCTGGTACCACGCAGCACGTTTCGCCAGCTGCCCGTTCGTCCTCGCGCTTCTTCTCGACCATCATCGAGGTTGACACCGAAAGCAGCGTACAGGCGTTCAATGCCTACACCGACGGTCGTCTGGAAGCCATCATCCTAGATCCAGCAGCAAATGCGTTCCACTGTCTGAATGGACGCACGCTGGCCAACGATCCCGCGCACTACTACGTGTGCATTCGTCGTATGTCCAACCAGATCCAGACGGACATCTTCTTTGCCAGCCAGCCCTACAAGTCGGAGCCCAAGACCGACAGCCTGCTTGGCAACGTGGGTGGAATGGTCAACGCTTACCTGATCGGTTTGGCCAACACCGGCCGGATCAAGGGTGGTGGGGTTTCCAGCTCCCAGGCAACAGCAACCGGTATTCGCATCGACTTCCGCTTCTTCCCTGTCTACCCGGCGGATTCGATCGAATACGGTATGCATCGTCTGGCCGTGGACATCTAAGAGACAAAGGCTTTGCCCGGGGCCATGTGAGTGACCCCGGGCTAGCTTTCAGGAGCGGTCGATGGGATTTCAAGAGGACCCGCGAAAGGCAACCTCGTATGTTCCGGACATGCTAGGCGCCGCAGGAGATGTAGCTGATCTTGCACAGGCGGCCGGACTGGGTCAGCTTGGGAGTAGGAGTACATCAAGTCCCGAGCACCAAGGTAACAGGGCCCCTAGCGAATCTCCTCAGACACCGTTTCCTGTAAGCAAGCTTCTGGATACTTTAAGTGCCGCAACAACAAACTCGGCAGGACCAGCCCCGCTGCAGGGCTATGACGTCGGTATTTGGGTTACTGACCTAGGGTATAACGGTCAAACAGGCCGCCCTGTGCTGTTGGGGCAATTCAACAGCATTGTCATCACTGTCAGGAATATTTCCGACCCTTATGTAGCCGTTGGTTTTAGGCAACCACTCTACCTTGATGGCGAGGTACAAATTGCCTTTACCCTTGAAAAGGGTCTGTTGGATATGGACGTCTTTGTAGAGACGTTTGGCTTTAACAGAATGCATCGAGATTTTAGATTCAACAGAACACCAAGGTTTGATATAAGCTTTTGCGTTGACCCTGTAGACTGGGTTGCTCTATCCCAGACAAGCTATCAGTTCCAAGAACCCATACAACGTAGGCCTGTGGGTCGTTTTGTATTGGGTAGCTGCAAGATTGAAGCTTTCAATTTGGGAGCTTCGGCAGGTAAGAGCGTGGTTGCTACTCAGTGGCACGGGGTAGCTCACAGTATTATTGCAGAACCCGCCGATCTTGATATTGATGTAGGTAAAAACCAGCCTGTTACAGGAATAGAAACAAAGCTACCTTACGGATACAAAGGCACTGCAAACGCGGCAAATACTAATACCAAAAAAGATCCTTTTGTAGCGTCTACAGCAAGTGACTCCTGGTTTCAGAAGGGTAAGGGCGTTGCTGAAGGCCTCGTAGGAAAGCTCAAGTCTATCAAGAACGGTTGGGGTTTAAATCAACCTTGGCTTGATAACGCAATCAATACTGTTGAAAGCACTATGGCAACCGTTGATAGTGCGGCTAGTCAGATAAAAGCCGGTACTATTACAAACGCAGACGGAACCGTAATAAGCCAGTCCCAGTCAACCGCAAGCGGGCTGAAGGGCGGTACTATTACAAACGCAGACGGAACCGTAATAAGCCAGTCCCAGTCAACCGCAAGCGGCGCCTTTGCTACTACACCGACGGAGTTAAAGCAGCAATTACAGGCTAGACTTACCGGGCTGCAAACTACGCGCAGTGCAGTTCCTTCCGGGTTGCGGTCGCTACTTGGCCCCCTTTTCGCAAAAGCAGAGCAGGATATCCTAGCTGAAATTCAGAAGATTGAAGCTCAGCTTCAAGGACCTCCTGCAAGCGGATTGAGGGCTGGTACGCTTACAGACGAAAACGGAACTGTAAAGCCGGGAGCCGCAACTACCGCGGCTGTTGAAAGCGGTTCAGGAGCCCCTACAACAGTCTCTACAGCAACGGCTCAGTCTACGCAAGACCTTAAGACTAAGCTTCTTGGCGTGCAGACTACTCTTCAAACTCAGATCAATCGTGAGACTGATCTTGTTAAGCAAACAGTTCTGAAAGCCAAGTTGAAAGAAGTTCAGGATGGGCTTAGCGCAGTAGAGGTTTACTCAAGCGTAGCTTACGACACAACTCAAAAGTCTGAGTCAACCGCAAGCGGATTGACGGCCGGTACGCTCATAAACGCAGACGGAACCGTAATAAGCCAGCCCCAGTCAACCGCAAGCGGATTGGCTGGAGGTAATCTTACAGACGAAAATGGAAATGTAAAGCCGGGAGCCGCAACTACCGCGGCTGTTGAAAGCGGTTCAGAAGCCCCTACAACAGTCTCTACAGCAACGGCTAAGTCTACACAAGAACTTAAGACTAAGCTTCTTGGCGTGCAGACTGCTCTTCAAACTCAGATCAATAGCGAGACTGATCTTGTTAAGCAAACAGT